CAATCTGCTTAACATTTCTAATACTACAGGTATATCAACTTACACGCCGTCTGTTTCTTGGGGTGCTTGGTCATACTCCGCATAACTTACAGATTAATTTAGGATTACATAATGGCACAATATTCAGTAGTTTTAGCAAACGAATTCAACACAGTTAGAAATGCTGTTGCAAACGTGTTAGGCGTAGGTTCTGGTAACAAAGGTTACGGTTCTCCATTAGCCAGTTACGCAGTAAATGTCGGCGACAAAATACAATCGGCTGATTTCTTTAATTTAAAAACAGATATGGATGCTTGCTACAGGCATATTGTTAACACTGACTCAGTAGGAACAAACCCAGTTGGTCAGAAAGGCTTGGTCACTTGGGCAAAATTTGTAGAGTTCCAAGTTGCCGCAAGTTTTATTAACACTAACTCCGATACAAATGGCGGCGCTAGACAAAATGTAGGACCTGATACAACAACTTTATCAAGCGGTTGGGGGAATAAAAGCGGTAATAGAGTGGCTAGCATGAGCGGCAATTTCACGTTCCCAAGCGCCAATGCTGTTCGTAATTATTTTAATCAAAATAACACTATAACAGTAGTAGGAAGCGGAGTAGGTGGTACTGGAGATCCAAAATCTGATGCTTTCAGAAGCATGGCCTCTTCTATTAACTTTACCTATACACAAACAGATTTTAGAGCAGGAGTGAATAAAGTCATCACTGCCGACAGTCCAACAAGTCCTTATAGTGCCGACTTTGTGAAGGTAACAATCTACACCCAGTCAGGTAATCTACTGCCGTTCAATATTACCTGTAACGATACCGGCGGCGACAATAATGCGGCATCTAATGTGTTAGCTGGCCTTTCTTTTGCTATCAGTCGACTACTGTCCAATACTCCAGGTATAACTGTAATCAGTCCTACGGTAGATTTTGGTACTTGGGCATATTCAGCGTAATCCTGTGAATTACCGTACAGCGTTCACACAGCAAACAAAGATACTTGATCAAAAATTTAAAGATCAATGCGTTGTGGCATGGAACGGAGGACTGTTCTTAGTCACTCCAGAATTTCTAGCAGGACTTAAATTAATCAAACAGCCTGCAGAATGGGTTTTGGATATGAACCAAACCCCAATATGGATTCCCCAGGTTGAATTTTTTTATGAACAAGCGTATAATGTTTATTATACAGCCTTGTCTGATTACGGTACTGCATTTAGCCAATTAAAATCGCAACGGTCTGTTGAAACAATACTGGACCTATGACTCAGGGAATACTATTATTTGCTCACGACAACGAGCAAATACAATACAGCCTCCTAGCCGCTTGGCAAGCTAGACGAATACATAAATGGTTGAACAAACCAGTCAGCCTTGTCACAGACGCCAATTCGCTTGCTGTACTTCGACAGCACGATCTAGAACAAGAGTTCGATCACATTATCCTGTCGGATGCCGATACAGATCAACAAAAACCCTATACTGATAGATTGTTAACTTTTAAAAACATCAATAGGATCCATGCATTCGAACTAACTCCGTATGATGAAACCCTAGTAATAGATACAGATATCGCTATCCAATCCGATAGGCTAAACATTGTTTGGAATAATGCAGAGGATTATCTTGTTTGTAGGAATTGTAAAGATCTGCTCAATAGAAACTGGTCGGCATTGAAATACGTGCATAACACAGGTATAGAATTCTACTGGGCAACACTATTCTATTTTAAAAAGAATCCAACATCGAAAAGATTTTTCGATCTGTGCGCCCACATAAAAACCAACTATACAGACTATATTAAAGAATACGGCATACGAGATTCTTATCTACGTAACGATCATGTCTGGAGTATAGCTGTACATGAGCTAGGGGGCAAGTCGATCCCCACTTCACTTTGGTACTCTATAGATAAAGATACTATATCTAATATGAACCAGAATGCTGTCGTAGTTAACGGAGTAAAAGTACAAGGTCAGGATGTTCATATTATGAATAAATTCAGCCTAATGGAATATGCTAGAAAGGAATTGGGCTGTGAGTAAAGGATACATTATATTTGCTCATGGCGAGAAATTTGTCAACATGGCGCGGTTGTTAGAGCGTAGTATAAAAGCGACACAGACTATCAACAATGTAACTGTGATAGAGTGCGGGGCCGATATTATGTTAGAACGTACAAGAGCATACGAATTAAGCCCTTATGATGAAACTGTGATTCTCGATGCGGATATGTTATTTTTGGACAACATCGATCATTGGTGGGATCATCTCGCCAAGTTTCCTTTACTAATAACAAATAAAGTAAGAGACTTTAGAGACAATCAAATTACCAACAGTCCATATCGCATCACGTTTGTTAGTAACAATTTACCAAGTTGTTATACTGCATTTGCCTACTTTAATCGCAACTCTCAAGCAGAAGAATTTTTTAGAGTATTAAGGCAGATAGTTGCCAATTGGGACGAGTGGTCTTGGAGGTATACTCCGGTTAATAGACAAGCACACCCTAGTATTGATATTGCCATGGGCATTGCAGTAGCCTACATGGGAATACATCCATTTACTCCTTTGGATTATCCTACATTTACCCATATGAAACCGGAAACATGGAGAACTTACCAAACTCTGAATGTTCATCCGGGTCAAGTAAAAATAGGTAATTATGTACAAACAGGCATTTTGCACTATGTAGACAAAGATATAGTTGACGAACTTGCATCAGTGTTTTAATTTATTCTGATTAGGAGATAATATGAAAGTAACCAAAATCCCAGGATTGGGTAGATTTGGAATCTTTATAGATGATGTAGACTTTACTACTATCACAGACGACGAGTGGACAGAGATTGGAAAACTTCATCTACAAAATCTAGTCACTATTATACGTGATTGCAAACTAACTTGGGACAAGCAAACTGATTTTTGTACAAAGTTTGGTGATACAAGATACGGTGTCCGTTACCTAATACTTAAAAAATACCCTGGCAAAACATTCACCCAGGTAGCACAGTTAGCTATGCAAGATGATCCTAGCGTAGACGAAATTGACCGCATTAGATTAAAAAGTATATTCAACATGCAAGAACTAACACCCGACGGGAAACATGTTATGCGGGTCACTGGCAAGCGTGACGAAAAAGGCAATGCCTTAGGCATGTTTGCGGAAGGTGAGTTATTGTGGCATAGTAATGAAAGTGGTACATTGACATTTACACCAGGTGTGGCATTGTTAGGGGCAGAGAACATGATTGGTTCTAGCACAGGATTTTTAACCACTCCCGATTATTATGAAAATGTTAGCAATGCATTTCGAAGTGAATTAGATGAAATGATTCTAATACATAGATTTACGCCCGGACGTATCAATCCCGGACTGCGCATGGAGCAAGACGAAGTCATGCATGCCAATATGTGTCCCGAAGATGATATCGAAATTCCTATCGTTATGCGTAGCCCAGGTGGTATTATTGGATTACATTATAGTGCTAATACTATCTACGGTATTAAGGGAATGACTAAAGAAGAAAGTGATAGTGTGTTTGCAGAAATTGATAAAGAATTGTTTGTAGACAAATACATTTACGATCATTGGTACAAGAGCAACAATGATTTTTGTTTGTTTGACAACAGCATTACATTGCATCGCAGGCTTGGAGATATTAAAGACAGATTGTGTTATCGTATTCAACACGATTATAGTAATTTACAAGAAGGATTCTGGCAACCATACTTGCACGAACCAACTGCCAAAAAATATGAAGAGGAAATCAAATATTATGTCAACTTGGCAGGTATTAAAGGATTTAAAATGCCAGATGGGACTCGCTCCCCTATAGCAAGAGACTTAATGGACTATCAAGAGTATTTTAAAATCGAACTATCTGAGATTGAAATTATTAATTTCAAATCGGGTTACTGGAAGTTTGAAGATTTTATCGTGGTTAACGGTGAACTACAAAAACAAGGAACCTAATGAATTATCAAGAGCATTTTAAAATCGAACTATCTGATATTGAAATTGATAATTTCAAATCAGGGTACTGGAAGGTTGAAGATTTTACAATAGTTGATGGCCAACTTCATGCCCTAAACCCGTTAACTATCGATCTATACGAAGGACCGGCGATCGTAAATAAAATTAATCTTAGCGAAATAGATTGTATATTCATTAGCTACGACGAACCCAATGCTGATCGTAATTGGGCGGACTTGTTATCTAAAGCACCTTGGGCAAAACGTGTACACGGAGTTAAAGGCAGTGATGCCGCACACAAAGCGGCCGCTGAACTTAGTACTACTAATAGATTTATTACTGTGGACGGGGATAACATCGTTGATCCAAAATTCTTTGACGTTGAAATAAACTTTGCAGGAACAGATTTAGAAGACAAACAACTATCTTGGTGCGGTAAAAATATCATTAACGGTCTAGTCTATGGCAATGGCGGATTAAAGTGTTGGACTAAGGACTTTGTGTTGGGCATGAAGACACACGAGCTAGCAGAAGACCCTGCATCACAGTTAGATTTCTGCTGGAACAATAGATACAAACAAATGGCTAACTTGCATTCTGTTAGTTATAACAACGCAAGTCCTCTACAGGCGTGGCGAGCAGGATTCCGTGAAGGTGTTAAGATGACACTGAACAACGGAGTTAAACAAAATTTTATTAATCCTAAACATCAATTAGTCCGACGCAACTATCAACGATTGCTGATATGGTGTAATATAGGATCAGATGTAGATCAAGGACTTTGGGCAATATACGGTGCAAGACTAGGATGTTATATGACTAACTGCACTGACTGGGATTATCTGCAGGTACGAGACTTTGATTATCTCAATGAGTTGTTTAAAGAGAAATCTTATAACGATCCATTAGAACAAATTGTAATGTTGGGCAAGCAGTTAAATTTAAAACTAGGATTACCTATGCAATATTATAGTCCGGAACAGAGTCGATTCTTTAAAGAAGTTTGGGTCAACCCGCCTAGATACGATCATATGGTTAAAGAACTAGATACTAATTGGGATTTACTTGATCTATGACTATAGAATTCATCAAAGCTAATGAGAAGTCACCAGTAGTAGAATTTGACTATCCTGTTGACGATCTACAAGTGCTATTTGCTAACTACCCGGAGTGGGGATCAGAGGATAACATTAAGGGGCTCGAATATAAAGAATTAGATAAACGACTTATTCTTAAGAGTAATAAAATACATAATTCAGCTTTTAGTATTTTTAAACAAAGAATGGAGGAATCTAAACTTTCGTTAGTCAATCAGTTCTTAGATATCGACACGGAAAAAAGGTGGCCAGATATTCCGATCCCAATAGCCAGGCAAATTAACATTTATTTTGCATTAATAACAGATCTAAAAGGCTATAAGATGGATCAACATCTTGATAATAGATCTGTCTATGCGGCAGGATACTTAAACGTATTCGATAACGAATCACTAACTGTAGTAAGTTCAAATAAAAAAACATTTTTTGGAAAAACAAAAGAATCTCAGTACCGCGCACCTGGGAAGAAAGGTAGAGGCGTTATTTGGTTAAACACAGAAAACAGCAGGCATTGGGTAAACAAGGTATCTCAAGATAGAAAGATACTAATGATGAGTTTCCAAATAGTCCCTTGGGAATAACATGAAGATAATCGATTCTAACCTAGTTAAATCTACTGATTGGTCGAGCGACCAAGTACTGAGTCAACTGTGTACAGATGAAGAACATTTTATTGTTGTTAATCCAGAATTAGATCCTTCGATACTAAAATTAATTGATATAGATATCCAATTAACTGATAACTGTATCAAATATAAAATCGGTGAAGGCTGGATCGCTAAACGGTTCCCGAAAAAGTGGAACGGACATGTACAAATCGTCCAGCTAAGATTAACTCCGCATCTTATCGAGGCAAACAAATATGCCATAGTAAATTCAAAGATATTAGACTATAAGGTTCCTGCTTGGGATCTGCCTTACAAGCACGTATGGACTTACGATACTTCGTTAACTGGTGGGCAAGAAGTCGATGCGGTAACTGTATCCTATATAGAATCAGCTAGCGGACGAAAAGTTATCGGAGTTGCTGATACTGAATACATCAACAATCGATTTGATGTTATATTTTTAGTTTATAATGAAACAACTACAGAAGATAACTGGAAAAGATTATACGCTGTATGCCCTAGAGCCAAAAGAGTGATCGGTGTAAAAGGAATTTATAATGCCCACATCGCGGCATCTTTAATCGCAGAGACTGATATGTTTTATGTAGTCGACGCCGATGCGTATATTAAAAACTTCCAATTTGACTATGTTCCTCCTATCCAAGATAGAGAAACAGTTCATATATGGCACAGTCATAATCCTGTTAACGGATTAAAGTATGGGTATGGGGGAGTTAAGTTATTCTCTAAGATACACTTTCAAGATGTAAAGGACAACGTCATTGATGTATCAACTAGCGTAGGTCCAGTTAAAGTCATGCCTACTATTGCATGTGAGACTAGGTTTGATACTGATCCATTTAGCACATGGAAGAGCGCATTTAGAGAGTGTGTTAAACTTAGTTCAAAACTTATTACAAATCAAGACGACAAAGAAACAGAAGAAAGATTACGTACTTGGACCACTGTAGGATGTGAGTATTCTATAGCTGGTGCTTTGGCAGGTGCTAGTTACGGCAATGCAAACAAAAACAATATTGTTGCCCTTAATAAAATAAATGATTACGATTGGTTGTCTAGCAAGTTTACGGAAGAACGCTCATGCACATAGACAAAGATGCTTTCAGCAGTGGACAGATAGGTAGCAAAGTCTGGCTCTGTGAAGAACTAGAAAAAACAGGTTGGGAAGCTAATCATGTTTACCTCTACGGCGGATGGCATGCTATGACTGCATTCTTGTTGCTGTCTCGTGGTAAATTTAAACTACACAAAATTCGTAGTATAGATATCGACCCTAGTTGCGAACCTATCGCAGATATGATTAACGAGAATTGGGTATGGCAGAACTGGAAGTTCAAAGCGATCACAGGTGACTGCAATGCATTTCAAACAGAGTTTAGAGGACTAGTAATTAACACCAGCACCGAACACTTTGAAAGCATGGATTGGTTTAATAATCTTAGTAAAGGGACCAAAGTTGTTCTACAAGGCAACAACATGGAACACGGTGATCATGTTGGGAATGTATCTAGTTTAGAAGAGTTTAAGGAAAAGTACCCGCTGAGCGAATATGTATTTGCGGGCGAAAAGCAGTTTGTTTACCCAGATTGGGAATTTACTAGGTATATGACTATCGGAGTCGTTTAACTAGCGATAGTAATATGCCAGGGCCAAATCTCAACAGTATGTTCAGTAACATCTTCAAATAGTTGAGACCACACTCGATCTTCACAAACAGGTGGAAGATAGAATAGTTTTTCTTTGCCGTCTTTGATAATTTTAATCTGAATTGAATGATCTAATTTATTCATATAGAGTGTTCCATTTTGCTGATGCGCGGGCAGTCCAGTCATCGAGGAACCATTCTGGTATAGCAGGTCCGAACCATCCGATCAGCATTTGACCTAATTTAATAGATGCTGTAATAACGTTGTAAGGAGTTCGATTCCACGTATCAAAATTATTAATAAAATAATAACCTCGATCGTCTTTCATAACCTGTCTAAAAGTTATATCTGGAATTCTCGGATCGTTATATTCTTCTGCAACTTTAATAATTGCTAACATAGCATCATAATATATGTCAATAACATCGTTTAAAAAATCAGGTAGTGCGGCAGGATTAGAAAAAACCTGATGAGTAGTTAACTCGCCTACGCCAGCGCCCGGTCTCATCCAATGAGTATAATCCCAAGATTCGCTATTGATTTCAACTTCATCTCTAAACAAAGGAACATCAGTTCTAAACAACTTACTGTTTACTCCTTCCAAATACCATAATTGAAATTTTGTCCATTCATCTATGGTTCCATCCTTTCTTAGGCAATAAGTATGCCCGGTCACACAGTTATTGAACATAACTCTTTCTTTTTTAACTTCAAAAAAACCTGTGTCTGTCCATTCGAGTACAACATCTTTGTTAGGCGATATTAACAAATTAGTATTTTCAGAATCGTCAGAATTCCAAATATCTTGTTCAATGCAGGATTGTAGTTTTTGAGTTAATATATCGATCATACAGCTATTTATTCAGAATGCAATCAAGTAGTTATGTTTGTACTTAAATATTAACATGGAACAACAAATACAATTTTTCAAGAATGTAAAAGATAGATTAAACACCGTAGGGCCTGGTTATTGCACTATGAAATGGTTACATCAAACTTTGTATTTGCATACAGGGGACAATCACAGTTGCTACCACCCTAAACCACACCATATTCAACTAGAAGAAATTGCAGTAAACCCAGCGGCGTTACACAATACTGCACACAAGAAAGAACAACGCAAGCAGATGCTAGAGGGCGAGCGTCCTAAAGAATGCTACTACTGCTGGAACATTGAAGATTTGCCAGGAGAACACGCTAGTGATAGAGTGTTGCACAGCGGCGGCAATCCTTGGGCAGAGCAAGCCATTGAGAAACTTGCACAGTTACCTTGGGATGCTGATATAAATCCAAAGTATCTGGAAGTAAGTTTTGGTAACAACTGTAATTTCCGTTGTGGTTATTGCGGCCCGCAGGCTAGCACAATGTGGATGGAAGAAGTTAAAGAACACGGTGATTATGATATCACTCATCCGCAATACAGCATAGATTTTTTACAACATGGAACATACTATGGACCTAAGGACGATAATCCTTACATAGATGCTTTCTGGAAGTGGTGGCCTAGCCTACGCAATGATCTGCACACCCTACGTATCACCGGTGGAGAGCCGTTGATGAACAAAGGGGCGATGCAGTTCTTTGAACTATTAGATCGAGAGCCTGCACCCAACTTAGAAATTAGTATTAATAGTAACTTGGGTGTGAGTTTTTCCAGAGTCGATAGGCTTATTGAACAAGTTAAGAAACTCACACAAGAGAAGAAAATCAAAACTCTCAATGTGTTTACATCTATAGACAGTTGGGGAGCGCAAGCTGAGTATATGCGCACAGGATTAGACTGTGCTCACTGGGAGCGCAATATGTTAGAAATTGTAAAGATGAAGAAGCGAGTAAACTTCATGTGTACATTCAATGTTCTGTGTGTAACCAACTTCCAAAGCCTGTTAGAGAAGGTAGTAGAATGGCGCAAAGAATACGGCGCTGACTTATTTCATTTAGATATACCTTATCTTAAAGACCCTCCGCATTGGATGATCAACATCCTTACTCCGGACTTCATGCCTTACATGGATCGTACTCTCAAATATATGGAAGACAATGCAGAGTGGTTTGAACTATCAGAAATTGTTAAGTTTAAACGTGTTACCGAGTACATGAGAACTAATCCAGTTGATGCAGACAAGATACGTAGAGGTCGTAGGGATTTCTATGTGTTTTTTACAGAGAACGATCGTAGATTAGGTACTAACATGTTGGAACTATTTCCAGAGTACAAAGATTTCTACCAGTTATGTAAGGAAACCTATGAGTCCGGACAATAAGAAAACTTGGTGCATAAATGCGTTCCATAGTTTAAGCGCAAGCAACGATGGTACTACTCGCCCCTGCTGTATGTACGTTAGTCAAGACCCGGACGCAAAATATGTCCTAGGCGACAAGACGATAGAGCAACATCTTAATCATCCTGAGCTTCTACAATTACAAGCTGACTGCAACAATGATGTACGCAATCCAGGCTGTGTCCGTTGCTGGGAAGAAGAAGACGGTGGCGGCGAAAGCAAACGTATTAGAGATAACAAACGTCTTGACCAACAACAAGGTCTAGTCTACTTTGAAGCTAGCCTAGGTAATCAATGTAACATACGATGTAGGACTTGCGGACCGCACTCGAGCAGTCAATGGATCGACGAGGGCTTTGAAACACAGTACAATAAAATTCTAAGCATTAAGAAGTATCAAACCCATATTAAAAAATTCTACAAGAGCTTCGAAGATGAAAGCGCATTCTGGCCGGACTTGGAAAGCCATCTGCATACTATAAAACATCTAGAGTTCTACGGTGGCGAGCCTTTTATGAGTAAAAAAATGTGGGGCATTCTAGAGCTTGCTGTTGAAAAAGGTTATGCTAAAGATATAGAAGTACACTATGCTACTAACGGAACCCTGTGGCCTAAGCAAACAGAACTATGGCAACATTTTAAAAAGGTATCTGTACATTTTAGTATAGATGGTACAGACCGGCAATTTGAATTCATGCGTTATCTGGCCGACTGGGAAGTGGTTAAGGCCAACATGGCCAAATCTAGGACACAAGCAGGCAATTTAACACTAGGATGGTTTATTACTTTAAGTAATTTAAATGTATACTATCTACCAGAGATCATAGAGGAGTTCCGCAAGAACTATAACGGGTTTGGTTGTTTCTTAAATCTAGTACATGCTCCAAGACATTTTAATATCGGCATCATGCCTGAGGATGTTAAACAGGAAGTCGTTAAAAAACTAAAGACTATCCCGGAGCCAACAAAGCCCGAAGAAGATTCTATATGGAGACAGCTACCGGGCATAGTTGGGTTTATTGAAAACGGTATACCGGATGCAAATATGTGGACTAAGTTCTTAGAAGAAATTAAAGTACACGATGAATATAGAAAGCAGGACTATACACAAGTGTTTCCTGAGTTTGCAAGAATTATAGGATTGACCAATGACTGATTTTTGGAAAACCAGAGAAGTAAGACAAATACACATTGAGCTGACCAATGCCTGTAACGCGGCCTGTCCAATGTGTGTAAGGTTTTTTAGAAACTCTCCGTTGCCTCGCCCCGATCTAACAATACAAGAAATAAAACTAGATAAGTTCAAAGAGTTCTTTCCTCCAAAGTTGTTATCCGGTCTAGTTAAGATAATGTTCTGCGGAACACAGGGCGATCCTTGCATGGCCAGCGACACCCTAGAGATATGCGAATACATCCACAAGCATACAAAAACTTCTTGGTGGAGGAAACGAAAGAGCGAGTTCGTACTGCAAATACACACCAACGGAGGTATGCGTAACCCTGAGTGGTGGGCAAAGCTAGGGGCAGTATTTGCCAAACATAATCAAAAGAGTTTAGACTGCTGGCGTGTGGTATTCAGCATTGACGGCCTAGAAGATACTAATCACCTATATCGAAGAAATGTTAAATGGAAAAACTTAATGGCCAACGTCAAGGCATTTATTGATGCAGGTGGCAATGCTGTATGGGAGTATCTAATATTTGAACACAACGAACATCAAGTTGAACAAGCTCGACAGATGTCCAAGGACTTGGGTTTTGTAATTTTTGTTCCTAAGAAGGCTTTAGGAGTAGACAATGGTAAAGAACTCAAAGCATTGAATGCCGTTAACAAAAACGGTGAGATTGAGTACACTATCAATGCTCCTAAGAATCCCGAGTATAGGAATTTAAAAGAGCCTACAGGCGTAGTAGAAACAGGCATGCTTCCATTTACCTTTGACGAATATAGAGAACTCAAGAAGACCAAATCAAATGACAACTATTCGGACAAGGTCAACAAGGTCTACGAAATCATCAACAAGGAAAATACAGAAAAATTTGATGCCTGCGAAGTAAAGTGCAAGGCCAACATATTCAACGAAGACAAAGAAATATTTGTTGATAACTTTGGCAGAGTATTACCTTGTTGTTATATAGGAACTCACATCAGCGGAGTTTTTACAGACTATCAAAGTTTACAATTACACAAACATATGAGCGACTACGGGTGGGATCATTTTGATCTTAATAAACATAGTTTAACGGAGATACTAGATGCAGGCCATCTAGATCGAGTATTTGCCGACTCGTGGACAAAACCCAGCGTTAAAGAAGGTAAGATGGCCTACTGCTCCAGCATCTGTGGAGAGGAGAGTCGTATTGATCGAGTATATTTTAATAGATTGAATAGTATGCATCAGGAGAGCAAATGATTGTCGCCTAGCACAACCGTAAAATAAATAATTTCCTATATGAATCCACTGTCTTTAAACACTGATAATTTTTATCACAAGGTATATCACGAATCGTGCGCTGAATTTGAAGAAGTACGAGAACTATGCTTGAGTGAGGATAACTGGCTTCGAGAAATTTATACTCCAAAATTTTTAGTTTTAGAAAAGCATGTAGGGTATGTGGTAATTTATGATAAAATTACACACGAACCAGTTGGGATGGGAGGACTGTTCAATGACGGTCGATATCCATCCAATATTGCTATACACATGCACCGGACATACCTATTTCCTAAATATAGACAAAGAAGTTTTCGAGGAATGATCGATGTGTTCAATCTAGCAAAGGTTCATGTAATGACCCCACTAAATGCGATCAAACAGTTCGATGCATATTTCCTAACAATACAAGCTCGTGAAAAGAAAGAATCAGCAGGATGGTGGAAAGTGTATCATACTGCAATATCTAAAGCTATTCCTGGTTTTAAAAAGGGAGAAGGATACATCCAAACCTGTCCTTATGATGTGCAAAAATGCTGGCAATATCATGTATATTATGAACATGTTCCAGGAACATGGGCGTCCTGGGACAAGCGATCCATCACTGAAGAAGAATGGCAAAACATGCCAACTGGAGACTAACACAATGACCGCAGAAACATTTTATCATTCCTTAGATTTCGATCTCTCTCCGAAAGCTAAAGAATGGGTATTAGATAGATACCACGAAAAATTTAAAGAAAAATTCTTTCATCACGACGATACATCAGAACTGTTTTCACAACAAGCACAAGATGAATGGCATTCAAGCATAGTAGGTACTGAAATTAAAGATTTTTTAAGAACCTATGGCTGTGATACCAGCATGGCAGGAATTACTACATTTATATGTAACAGAGACGAATATTATCCAGGAAATCCACATATTGATATCTTGTGCAAAAGCCTTATCAATAAAGTTTGGGGTACAGATTATACCACAGAACGAGTTATCAAGACAAGATTAAACATCATGGTACTAGGTAATCCAGAGGACGAAATGGTGTGGTGGGAACAATTCCATTATGGCAACCCGTTACTAGCAGATGTTGACTATATCGATCTAAGTACTGGATTTCCGTTTACCTGTAGAAATGTTCCGGGTAATGATAAAGCAGATAGATTAAAATTTGTCGGAGAGCCTAGTCATATTGCAAAAAATATACTAACACCTTCTGGGTTTGTTAAAACAGATTGTACACATACTGTAAATTGTAGTCCTACTCCTAGACTAATAGTAACAGTTCCATTGGATAAATCAATTGACGAAATTCTATCATTCACTAACGTTTAATTTTTCTAACAACGCCATGGGATGGGTGTTGGATCGATATAAAGATCGATTAACGGGCAACATAGGACATAACACTGATCTGACTCAGTACTCTCCGGAAGCACAGGCTGAATGGCGTAACAGCATCGTAGGCCGAGAACTAAATGCTTTTTTAAATCAATACGGATGTGATACTGAATTTGGTGGGATTAATGTTTTTATGTGTACGTTAGGTAATCCAGATCCACATATTGATACAAAAGTTGATCCTAATACCGGAGCAGTCTATAGAATACGGTCAAGGTTAAACGTTATGATTATGGGAAATCCAGGTAATCCTCTAATTTGGTGGGGCGGTTTTGAGTATGATGACCCTAGGATAGAAGAAACTAAATTTCTTGCACCTAACGGACGAGAATATACCAACAAGAGTGTGCCGGGCGGAGACACACAGGGACGATACGCTTTTCTAGGAGCTCCTGAGCTAGTAGCAAGAAACGTATACACACCTAGCGCATTTGTCAAAACAGACTGTGCTCATACTGTGCATTTTACTCCGGGACCTAGATTGATAGTTACTGTTGCCCTTAATAAATCTATTGAAGAACTGCTAGAATACCATCCATAATCTAATATGTTTAAATTTAATGAATTAAAACAGATACATCTTGAGATTACTAATAACTGTCAAGCCAGTTGTCCTCAATGTCAGCGAAATATACATGGCGGACTAGCTAATCCATTGATAAAATTATCTAGCTGGTCTTTGGAACAGTTTAAAAGTATTATGACTGAGGATGTACTGAATCAAATTGACAAGTATTATTTCTGCGGTAATTTTGGTGATCCTTTACTAAACAATGATCTAATCGCAATGATTGAATACTCTGTGTCTGTTAATCCCAATTTACACGTATGGATCTATACCAACGGAAGCCTTAGATCTAAGGACTGGTGGCAACAGTTAGCCAAAGCTCTGCCAAAAAATCATAGGGTAGTTTTTGCTATTGACGGATTAGAAGATACACACAGCTTGTATCGGGTAGGTACTGACTTTGATAAGATCATAGATAATGCTTACGATTTTATACAAGCCGGTGGTGTTGCTGAGTGGGCATTTATTCGATTTAAACACAATGAGCATCAAGTTGCCGAAGTCAAGCAATTAGCTAATGAGTTGGGATTTGAATCATTTTCGATGAAGGACAGCGGCCGTTTCTTCTTTGATCCAACTTTTCCTGTTTATGATAAAAATGGGGATACTACCCGACTTCTAGAGCCAAGCGGTTACAGCGAAATTAAATTTATCGATCGAACCACTATAACTAATTTTCGAGATATTGCAAAAGAAAGTGTTATTGAATGTAAATCGATGGAACAACATGAAATATACATTGATTCATACGGTCAGGTATTTCCTTGTTGTTATATAGGACTAATACCGTATATACCGGTAGATACTATTGCTGGCATGACTCAGATTAGGTTGCAAATGTTAAATGAATATCACACCCTAGTCGAAGCTCTAGGTGGTACTACATCACAAAATGCTTATCACTACTCTATTAAAGATATTATCAATAGTGACTTGTATCAAAACACCTGGGAGAAATTTTGGAATAACAAACAATTGACCATGTGTGTAGTAATGTGTGGGACGTCATCAAAGATATCTAAGCCTAATGAAATGTTTGTTGAACGCAATAACTTTTAGATAGTTCCTGGATCAACTAGCCCTGCTTGAGCAAATCCCCAATTACGTTCATTACAACCGTTGCAGGTATTACATTTGCCTATTTCCAATATTGAACAACTATGTGTAAGATAAAACAAGGCTTCCTGTTTATTACGTACTATTAGATCAATTATATACCCTTTAGTTAAATCTTTAAAAGGCAGTTTGATTATATCTGTCTCCTCGGCTGGTGGTGGCTCGTATCCAATAGTGTGTTCAGGACGCTGTGCAATTATACCGCCATATAAGCGTGTAAATCCCATGTATTGGGCACTCTGAGCTCCAGACAATACTTGAAGGTGTCCGGGCAAAGTAGGATCTCCGACAAGTATAGGATCAACATAGGGCATGTTAAATTGAGAGTGAACGTGTGCCACAGCGAGCTTAGAAAAGTAACGAGAGCCCTCTGTCCTGTTTACCACGAATGGAGATATTTGATGAGCAACCCCTTGTTCAATCGAAGCCTTCAGTATGAGATAGTATAGGATAGCACTATCTAGCCCACCGCTGACAAAAACAGCAATTTTAGTAGGAGTATCAGGCAATGCCAGCTCAACGACTCGTTGTTCATTAAGAATGTTACAAATAAAATTCATATGGGTATTTATATTAATTAAATACGCTGTTAATAGTAAAGGATTGATATGAATATAGTAGTAGTTGGAGGCGGTCAGCCTGGTAAATTTGGTAATGACTTTTGCCTACGTGCAAGACAAGAAGGCCATAATGTTTTTATACTATCTCACAAAGATTATGGAACAGGCGATCCTCAGCATCTATATGCAGATCATTCAGAACGCCAGTATATGGTTGAAGCATTCAACAAGCTAACTGAATCTATAGATAACATAGACATTTTTGTATTCAATGGACGCATGGATGGATACGCCTCCATGTCTAGAGACTTTACATCTACAGCAAAAATTACTTCTGTTGGTTGGCATACTAATCTACACTTTACCATAATACTACCCCATATATTATCAATAGAAGCACTAAAGAAAATGTCCAAAGGCAGTAAGATAGTGTTCCTAACTACAGGCATGGCATTAAAATTCGATCGTACTGATTATACAGCAATGGCAGGGTATGCAGGATTAAAGGCCGCTCAAATACATCTAATGGTAGCACTAGCCCATCATAATGACAAAGGAGCCATTGCTAGTTCAGTAAGCCCGCATTTCCCTTATGAAGATCGGCAGGCTTACCTTAAAGTATTCAACAAAGTCTATGATTATATTCTAACGTTTGACGAAAGTAAAAACGGCTGTGTTGAAACTATACACTAACAGTTATTTTTTATTGCGGGTGATTATTGCTAATCTTGTTGCTAGGTATCGAACAAGGTCGCCTAGTGAGTAATATATTCTAGTTGCTTCAGCTAGAACATTTGGTATTGCTACCATATGAAAGTCTCCTGTTATTTCCCATCATAGTCCTTTACTATACCACCGTGTATTTCGCTTTGACCCTTGGCGCCTTTCTTGCCGCGGAGATGTACTCCACTGCCGTCGTCGCCTTGTTTACCATTACCATCGGTATGGTCACTGTCATGTGCTAGATACCCTAGGCTCACACATTGTCCATAACGGACATTGCTAAGACTACGCCCACCTTTGCATTGACTGCGGGTGGGGTTGGGGATATTTTTTTCTGATATGAATTCACGAGCTCTCATATCAATATTTAGCGGTTTGCTCGTTCTGCATAGAAATGATGTCCGCCTATTTTAGCCACATGCTCTTTTTGTTTAGCCCATGTAGGTTTAACAAATACGTTGTGGAACCATTTGGCTTCTCCGTATTTGTATCTATAATCAGGGTACGCTGATTCGTTAACCAATAGCTCTCTAGCTACGTGTAGACTTTCGATCCAACGCTCGTCATCTTTCTTAGGGAGAGATACCTTTGTACAATTCCAGCTGAATTGGCATACTGTACGATTTTCGTAAACAGTAATTGGCTCTCGCTTAACTTCTGTTGTTAAGAACTTATTCACGACAGTTTCTTTATATACTGTACGTGGAACAGAGGTAGTTAATTTTTGATCAACTACTCCGCATAGGCTACGGCCGAATCGGCCATCTTGTAGTCGATTGAGAGTAACTACTCCAACTGCTACTTTTCCTTCAACTGGCTCTGAGCCGGCTTCGAAGAAAATATTACGAGCTAAACACATTAACTCTTTTGGATCAACAAAGATCGGGCGAGTTACTGCGTCAACTATATTTTGTAGTCTATCACCTACCATGGCAACAACTACAACGTTTTGACCCTCTTGTGTCGGGGTCTCGGCATGACTGGGTGCTATTACAGTCAGGGCCAATAATGCTACTAGCACAGTTAAAACTCTGTGTATTATAGACATATATGTGTCCTCCTTTTTAGGTTAAAAACTCCTGTCTCTGTGTGTTAGTGCTCAAAAAATATAAGAGCGTAGTTTTAGTTAATAGTTTAGCTCAATTTATCCGAAATAATAGGGCAAAAATGAGTCATTTTTCGACAAATCCATACATTATAGTGGGTGTTTACTAATTTGTCAATCTTGACAGAACACCGCTTGGTTAATTCTAGTAACTTGTCCAAAGAAGTTTGTATCTTCTACAGCCATTCCATGAGCAAACTTTTTACCATCAAATAAAACCAATCTATTCCATTTAGCTTCTAAACATTTTAACAATCGGTAGCGGCTACGGGGCCTCCAGGGTTTAAAATGTTCAGGGCCTTCTCGTGGGTCTGATTCTAACTGCTCATACAAATTAGTGCCAGGCCCTTGATAATCTTCGTTTAGATATATCAATGCCGTATAGCCTAGATCTGTATGCGGGGCCCAATAACAGTTTTGATAATCGTTAAATGGGCTAGGTTTAAAGTTCATACAGTTAGTAACAACATTATTGTCTACGGGTTCTTGCCCTATATGGCTAGCTATGGCCTTGACTACGGGTGCTACATTTGCATCTTCAAAATTATGCCTACGATCTATAAACTCAATGCCATTATTACTGGGCTTTTCCCATAACTTCCATGGGTTAGCTGGATGTTTCAGTATATATGCTAGAACTTCATGGGGGTCAGCGTAGAAGTTGTCCAGTGTATAGATCTTACTACCCTGTAATTCTTCTATACTTGCATTATCCAGACCCTGAAAGTCAAACAGCATTACTCTTCAGCAGTAATGGTATTATCTCGTGGACCAGTACGCTTCTCACGCTTGGGCTGTATCAATGCCGCTAGTTCTGCTTGGATCATAGCACGTTTGAAAGCGTTACGCTGTTCCGGGTCACGAATAGTACACATGAAACGTTTGGTTTGTTTGCTGAGTTTGAAACTTGCTGTTGGTTTTAACATTTTTTAATTGACTCCTGTCTAATAGTTATGCTATTATTATACACGACAGAAATTTTCTTGTCAATTATCAGGATACTTAAATAATCATATGAAACTACAACACCAAGATCAATCAACCAACCCCCTGTCTAACCCTAGCGCAAACTATGGTGACACAACATTTAAAATTTCCGGTAAACCCATCGAAGTCATACAGGCCCTGGCCTATGTTAAAGCATTAGGTGGCGGGCACCTGTATATCGGCCTTGGACTAATACCCCCAAAGACTATCTACTATCAGGGCCAGTTTGCTACCCCCGAGTGGACAGACCGATTAAACCAAGATGACTTTGACGTTATCTGTAGCCTAGTGCAGAATCAAAAGTGGGTCAAGAGTGTGACTGTATGGACTGGACAAGTAGTAGATCACGATCTAGACAAGATCGACTATACTACTGACATGGACAACAGATTCAACATGCACCCAATGGACCGCTTTGGTAAAGTCACCAAGCTACATTGGACCCAGTGGCAACAGCTACGTATCAACAGCTGGCTAGACATACCCGCTATTCCGGGACGCCCACCAGGTAAGGGTGTAGTGTTCGCAGGCACAGGATGGCAGGACCGCGAAACTTATCAGCAGTGGCAAGCACAAGGCATCGGTGCTCACGGACTATATGTGGGTTCCAGAGAAGACTATAGAGAATTTACACAGTCCACAGGACTAACAGTAGATCATCAAGAAGTCAATCACCCTGCGGAACTGGCCCAATGGATATCGGGCATGAATCAAGTTATTGCCACTACCAGTGGATGGGCTATTCCTATAGCACAGGCCCTGAACAAGCACTATCTAGTACAGAGCTTGGACAACGTACAGCAGTGGAACAATCCCTATGTTATGGCCGAGCGTGGTAACAACGCAGTATTCTAAGCCAGTTCAAACACAAGATACTCACGGCCAGCACGATCGCCCTGGGTTTCTTGATACTGTCTTATAACTTTATAGCCCAAGTTAGCCAGGGCATCAATCCATATTCTAGAACCCAACTGTATGCTCAGCCCACTGGTAAGCCTACGACTCTGGCGCTGTCCCGGCTGATTAACACCTTCACGTAGACAGCGTACTTGATTACCGGGTTCTGCTTCTATAAAGATTCTACGGGGCTTGACATAGTTACAGATGTCCTCCATCAAGCCCAGGGGACTATGTGAATGTGTGAGCACACCAAAAGCCACTACAGAGTCATAGTGCCCACAGCCCTGTACAGCAGTATGATAGTCGGCTAGCATGACTGTTACTCCGGGACAATCACAGCGTAGCCTAGCAACTGCTATACCGTCCAATTCTATCACAGCAACATCATCCGACAACTCAACTAGTCTACGAGTAAACCAAGAGCCATCATGTGGACCCAGCTCTAGTACAGAACCTACAACCAGATCAAACAGGTTGTCAGCTATGAGTGTTTCGCTTAGTGGTTTTTCCAAGGCTAGTTACCTAAGTAGTAGCCACGAAGTGGCCTGCGCATAGCGCAAAAAAATCCGGTAGAACAGTTTTGAGCCGAACAAGCCATCAGCGACCTGCCGTCTTGCTCGTCGGATTTAAAAACATCAACGAAATTCGGGCCCGACACACCATCCTACCAACGAGCGTCTAGTTCCTTTTGTAACAGGAGTAACTTCGTGTAAGACCCAGCTAGGGAATACTATAATGCTCCCTAATGCACGGCGTTTTAGAACAATCTCAGGATCCTGTTCCTGCCCATCGTGGATGACTAGATCCCCACCTTCATACGAGTCAGGATCACTTAACTGCACAGTAAAGGATAGCTTACGTGATTGTACTTGTACTCCATTACGGCTACTTCCCCAATCTAGGTGTGCTCCATAATGTCCCGCGGGTGCTCGATATTCACTAAACTGTAGAGTTTCGATGCCAGTAAGATCGTAGCCATAGTAGGTTTGATTGTGATAGCGTATGATTTCACCTACACGATCGTATAACCAACGACTATCCTCGTTAGGTTCAATAAACTCTACCCATGCATCACGTATATTAACATTGGCTATCTGATCGCCCTCACGAGCTTCTGCTACTGTGCCCTGACTCAATCGATCTATGCTTACTAAACTTCGTAAACGAGCTAGATCTTCTGGTTTAAACCAATAGCCAGTTGATGAGTATAAGAAACGATCCTGTACACCCTTAAGGCGATACTGTACTTGATCTTGTGCGTGTAGAGTTTGTGGTTTATATGACATATTAGAATCCGTTAGTAGGGCTTGCTCTAGGAGCGGGTGGTGGACGATGAGTTTCTCCACAGCTTGGACAGGTAAATCCTGTGTTGTCTAGTCTAGGGCGAAATGATACTGCACACTTGGGACATATTTCAGTACCTCTAGGATCACTTAGTGATGGTGCTAGTGTAGTGGCTGTAGCATATGATTTGGGTATCATAGCGTTGGGATTCATGGGACTCTTAACTTCTTCCCAGCAGTAGTGACACCACCAACGATTGGGCCAGTCTACATCTGCGTCCAGTCCACAACGCTGACACTTTGGTACACATACTGGTAAATGCTCAATGGGTCCTGGATCTAACTGCTGTATACGATCTATAGATTCAGCTAACTTTCCAGGATTGTATACAGCTAGATCTGTGTCGTGCGTATATGTGTGAGCTGGTGGTCGACCAATTCCGCGTATACTCTTCCATAAGGGTTCTGTAGTGTGTTTCTTCATAGTGGAGTATTTAATACCAGCTTGCGCCAGTGAGGAAAAAACTGTGTAAATATAGAATAGGAGATACACAAATGATCTATATGGCCACACTAATTAATGCTACGGGTGATACTTACCAAATACCCATACAAGCAGAATCATATGAGCAGGCAGTCACGCAGGCAAAACAACTATACGGCAGTTATGTACAGTGGGTTAAGCATACACCCGAAGACTAGCAGTATAGATAAAACCCCGCTGTATAAAGAACCCAAGATCTACTATATAGTGGATTATAGTGAATTATAGTGCTCTATAGTAGGGTAGTGGGGAATTCGAGAGAATTATTTGGTTTTATATGGATCTGTGTAGAAAAGTATTATAGTAATGCCTGTCACCCCCACCCTCACTCAAAATTTTTTAGCATAAAAACCGCACGATCCGTATAGAATTCGCCACAAAATCCCTGATTCTTGGGCCATTTTCGACCATTTTCCATTGACTTTTTACCACTCTGGCTGTATAATATAGCTTATATACACAACGTATACTAGAGTGTTCACTATAGAGAAAGTAGAGAAAGTCACATGCATATAGTAATATATACAAAAACCCCGCTATACTATATTAGAGCTATAGTGCTAATCCTGGCGAGTATGAGTCTTACAGGATGTCTAACTACTATAAGTGGCAAAGACTATCGCTGTAGAGCAAATGACTACTGTGCTTATACAGATCCTCCGCGTCAATATGTGCGAGCACCGGATGGTTGGGGTGGTAAGTATTGCTTACAGAATCCCACTGAATGTTAAACAAAGAGTATAATAAATTATGAGTCAACAACGTATTGGTTTTATCCAAAGTAGAGGTCTTGGAGATCTCATTATAGCATTGCCTATTGCACGAGAATATACACGTAGAGGTTATGAAGTATACTGGCCAGTATGTGAACCCTTTTACCAGCAAATGACCCGAGTCGCTCCCTGGGTACGATGGATGAGTGTGCCCGTAGATGAAGCTGGTAGGTTCTTTTATGAAAACCCCGCTAGACAACTACAGGCTATAGGGGTGGTTGAGGAGCTGTGGCTGTATCAATATCTAAGTAGTCATCCTGAAAATACCAACAAGAGTCACTTTGCACAGTTCAAGTTCGATCAATACAAGTATGCTCAAGCTGGGGTAGCCTTTGGTCGTAAGTGGGAGTTGGCTGAGTGCTTAGAGAGGGACTTGGCTAGGGAAGAGGCGCTGTATAACCAGCTGGTACAAAAACCCCGCTACATGGTATATCAGGGTGTAGCTAGTGACATGACATATGATGTTGATTTGTCCAGTATTGAGCCCGAGGTCCAGTGTATAGAGATTAGGGCAGTAACAGATTCAATATTCGACTGGATCAAGATACTAGAAGGGGCTGAGACTATGATCTTGGTAGATTCAGTGTTTGCTAACCTAGTTGATCAGTTGGGCCTAACAGAGGGCAAGGACTGCTACTATATGCGCAAGTGGAATCGCCGTGTAGACGGGAATCCTGTGCTGTTAGGCGACTGGACATTCGTAGACATAGCAGATCCAGAAGGTGTACAGGTTCGCTCACTAGTGGACATGGGCCTACAGGATATGAACGCTCGTGCCCAAGCTGAAGCGCAGAATCCACCTACACCCACAGCGGGACCACAGCAAGCAGGCAAGGTCAACGGTGGTTCAGGGCAGACTTATACTCCCTACGGACAGACCAACAATACTATCAAAGCGGCCCAAAGGCTACAGCAACAGCTAGGATTGCGCAAGTAAACCTGCTATAATATAGCAAGGGCCCCTAGCTCATGTTGGTTAGAGCAGTGGACTCATAATCCATTGGTGCCGTGTTCGACTCACGGGGGGCCCACCATATCCTTAATAAGAACTATTCGCATTTAGCCTAGATCGTAATAAGAACTATTCGCATCTAGGAGTGCCGGCGGTGTGGCGCTAAAACAACACCAAAGACCCTACAGTCTACTCGGGTAAGATCAAAGTGGTTGACAAGGTGGTAAAACCGTGTTATACTACACACATGAACTTAGAAAAAGCCACCCGCAAAAAACGAGTCGATCGCAATCACATCGTCTACGAGCTTGTCGTTAACGGCAAGAACTACATAGGCGTGACTGCTAAGACTGAGACTACTATACAAAAGAGCGTTCGTGCTCGTGCCGCAAAGCATTTCTATCGTGCTAAGACAGAGGGCAAGGATTGGTTGCTCTGCGCAGAACTTCGTAAGCTCAACGACAAGAACGAAATTGAGATTAAGATTCATGCTGTCATACGCGGTAAAGCAGAAGCTCACAAAGAAGAAGTTAAAATACGCAGGGCAGTCAAGCCCATGCTGAATACAGATACAAGAGGTGATTGATGATTACGATAGACAAGACTCTAAACGAACTAGAAGTGATGATTGTAGCAGAGCATCTACAGAACAAGGGTGTTGAGAACTATACACTCACTCAGGGCAACGACTGCATCTGGGCCTACTACGGTCAACTCAACGAGTACTACATCTTTAGGGACGGCAGACTAGTTGATATCCAGATAGATTGAAGGGTCTTTAAACTAGGGGTTGACAGATGGTAAAACCGGTGTTATACTAGAGACAATAAAGAAGCAAACAGAAACAAAGGAGCAGATTATGACAACCGTAAAAGACTTGATAGAGGCGTTGAGCAAGATGCCTGAAGACGCCCACGTTATCTTGCGTGGAAGCGACGAGACCTACGATGGATACAGTCATCCGTTCGTAGAGTTGGACAGCGATGGCGAAGTGGTGATCCGCGAAGCAGACGAGCCGGAGTACGACGGACAGCCCAGCGAGTACGACGAGTGGATGAGCTTTGACCCTGACTGCTAAAGGGTCTTTCCATTAGGGGTTGACAAAGTGGTAAAACCGTGCTATACTATACACTAGACACTAAAGGAGCAGACTATGACATTCAAACTACTTTCTACAGCGAACCCGAAGATCCAAAAGGGCACGAAGCTGGGCTATCTTTCATTCATCTTACACCTTGCTCCAGCAGACTTGAGCGGACATAATACTTGCCCTAAGGCTACAGCAGGATGCAAAGCGGCTTGCCTTAATACAGCAGGGCGCGGCGGCATGTTCAAACGCGGCGAGAGTACCAATACTATCCAGAAAGCTCGCATTCGCAAGACCAAGTACTTCTACGATGCTCGTATGGACTTCATGTTAGACTTGAAGCACGACATTGAGAAGGGCATTAAACTAGCGGCTAAGCTGGGCTTGAAGCCAGTGTTCCGGTTGAACGGTACTAGTGACTTGAGCTGGGAGAAGTACGACATGCTTCCGGGCTTGAATGTATTTGAATGCTTCCCAGACATTCAGTTCTATGACTACACTAAGGTGTTGGGTCGTAAGGCAGGCTATGACAATTACTTCTTAATCTTTAGCCAAGCAGATGGCAACGAAGCAGACGTAACCAAAGCAATGGCACAAGGTATGAATGTAGCCGCTGTCTTTGACGAAGTGCCTGAGACTTACAAGGGCAAGACTGTTATTAATGCTGACGAAACAGACTTGCGCTTCTTAGATCCCAAAGGTGTGATTGCTGGCCTTAAGGCTAAGGGCAAGGCTAAGAAGGACTACAGCGGATTCGTAATCCGTTTGAAGGAGGCGGCATAATGTACAAGAAGGTTATTGACATAGGCCCGATGGGTCTAGATGAAATGCGAAAGCTGACTCCCGGACAGTGGGTCTACACAGGAACAGATGGGCCAGCATGGCGAGGACGCTTTTGGGGTGTTAAACCCAGCGGCACCGTGGTAGTAGCTTGGCAAGGTAATGCTAGGAGCTATGGCAATTGGCGGGAGTACCAGAAAGCTCTGAGGTCTTATGCGAATCAATGAAGTACTTCAGTGGGCCGGTACTGTATGCATCTTGGCAATGTACGTGCTCATGAACTTCTTCAGGGAGTTCCAATTGGATCCGCTCTTTGGGTTGCTGGGCGGGATGTGCTATCTAGCTTGGACTGTACGTGTGGCAAATAAGCCACAGATGATTGTTAACGTTGTAGCTATAGCCGTATGCGCCGTAGGGTTATTCAAGGTATGGGGTTGACAGGTAAAACCTTTGATGTTATACTATACACTTAAACACTTAAGGAGCGATAGATGATTACAGCAGATCAAGTTCAAGTTGGTAAGGTACTGGCTAACAAGGCAAGTGCCAAGTTCTTTCAAGAGAAGCTGGGCGGGCGCGATCAGTTCGCTTGTGGCTTTGCTTGGGTAACGGTGCATGGTGTCCGTAGTAACTCAAAGCAGGGCAAGGAGCTGGTTAAAGAAGGTTTCAGCAAGAGCTACACAGGCGGACTCCAACTTTGGAATCCAAGCGGTATGTTCGTACAGAATGTGGACACCCTGGAAGCGGGTGCAGAGGCTATGGCAGAGTACCTCCGTTCGTTGGGCTTGGAGGCCTACGCAGGTAGCAGGTTAGATTGATTGCTCCGGCCCGGTAGTGCGGGCCTTTAGGGGGTGTTGTTGTTTATACGCAACACCCTCCTTTTTTTGATTGACAAATGGTAAAACCTGTGCTATACTATACACTAGACACTAAGGAGAACGATATATGTATACAGTAGAACTTTATAAAGCAGACAAGCGCAAGAACTCAGGCGAGCGTCTAGTACGGAAGACAGACCACAGCACTCACAGCCAGTCAGTGCTGACTGAAGTCTATGATTCACAGTATCCGGCCAGCAAGGGCTACCGCTACGAGATTCATGTTACAATGGTTGAGCGGACCAACATGATGGGTGGTGGCAAGTTCATGGAACGCTATGACACGCCCAACTACTGTAGCCCATCCAGCGAATCTTACTGGTCAATGTAATGAAGTTCTACTTAGAAACTACAGATTGGGGAGATGACATCCCCAATAACATCTACTTGCTCAGCGACGACAAGCGGGTGATGTATGGTTACATCAAAGCCCGCACCAACGAGCACAAGATGTTCAGCAAACCTATAGGCTTTGACCCTAAGCATAGAGACTTTAAGGTTGTTGCAAAAGGGCCACAGGATCCTATAAAGAAGTTGACAGAACTGGTAAAACCTGCTATACTATACACTTAAACACTTAAGGAGCGATAGATGAACATTCAAGCACTGGAAACCTATGTAGAGCAAAAGAACCGCTGGCGTGCCATTTTTAATCAGAAGCCACTGAGCCTGCTGAATAAACAAGATCGCCAGGCTATTGCCAACAGCATTGACAGCGAGATGAGCCCAGAGAACTTGACCTGCGATGGCGAGTTGCGTGGTGCACAGGTTCGCGAGAAGGCCCGCTTTCTTACTCGTTGTGCAGAGGAACTGCTGACTGTAGATCCTACTGTTTCGTTCTACGAGATGGGGGTGTGATGCTTACTGTTGAGCAATACAGAATCAAGGAGGCCCTGGCTACCCTTGAGGATGCAACGAATCAAGTCTATAACATTCCCGGGGATCGTTGGCAGATGGCTTACGATGTCCTAGAAGCACTTTTGTCCAACCTAAAAATTGAGGAGCCTCACAATGCCTAATTGGTGCAACAACTATCTCGAACTAGAACACGAAGACCCTGCTATGATTGAGCGGGCCAAGACAGCCTTTACTAATGGTAAACTCTTAGAAGAGTTCTGCCCAGTGCCAGCAAGCCTACATATCGTAGCAGGTTGCGTAGGTGACGAGAATGACCCTGCACAGAAGAAACTGGAAGAGGATACAGCCCGGAACATAGAGGTGCATGGCTATGCCAACTGGTATGACTACTGCGTCAACGAGTGGGGAACCAAGTGGGATGTAGGCGGAGATGGTCAGGCTAGCCAGGACAGCCCTACCGACCTCCAATTGAACTTTGATTCAGCCTGGGCACCACCCAT